CTCCTTAGGACTCATATCCTCATAGTCGTCACCATCTTCATCTTCTACATCATCATCGACTTCATCATCATAATCGTCGTCCTCGTCCTCATCATCATCTACCGGCTTCTTGGTCTTTACCTTACCGCCAGACTTCTTAGGTGCCTTCTTCTTAGGTGTATCATCCTCGTCCTCTAAATCATCATCGGAACCAGACTCCTCACAAGGCCAAGCCTTATCAATCATACGAAGAACAGCTTTCTCTGCATAAGGCTTAGCTTTCTCATTTCTGAACTTAACCTTATCCATAGGAACAACAGAGAATGTCTTGTTCTGCTGCTTACCTGATACAGAGATAACATAATCTCTATCCATCAGAGTGCCATAATTCTCATACATAGCTACAAGAGCAGGAATAGGAGAACAGTTATTTACAGCAAACATAAACAGCTGAACTTCTTTGGTCTCATAATTGTATACGGACCAGCAATACATGCTTCTTGTCCTCAAGCTATCATCATTACAATAAGGACAATCGCGGCCAAAGTGCTCCTGACAAGGAACGTTAATTCCCTGCTCATAGCTGTCGTGCCACGTAATCTCTAACCCTTCATCCATATCCTGCAGGAAGCGAATACGCTGCTTCTGACCCTCACGAAAATAGATGAATTTTCCTTTGTTCTGTCCGGACTTCTTTGCATCTCTCTTGATACTATCTAATAAACCCATTTGTTTACTCCTTTGCTTTTTCTATTGAAAATTTATCGCGATATTTTACCATTGTTCTTCTGTAACACTTTTTGAACTGTTCCTCACTCATTTCACCAGGGTCCTTTATTCCTTTCAAATATTGAAACCTGACTATTTTGAAACCGGTTGTTTTGAGGAACCTTGTTCCTTTTTTACCTGCTTCATCGTTATCTAACGCACTTATAATATATTTGATACCCTTATCTTTGAGCTTTTGTTGCTGTTCATCAGACATCTTCCACCCAAGAATTGCTACCACATTATCAGGTTCTATACCGACTTCAATAAAACGAAGTCTATCCATAAAACCCTCAACCACAATAACATATTCCTTTGAACCATAATCTCCACATAAGGTAGTTGCTCTACTGAAGCCTTCATTGTACAGATACTTTCTTCTCTGTTCAACTTCTTTAATCATCGTACGACATACCCAACCTCTAAACTTACCGTTATCAAGCATTGGGAATATCAAACCATACTGGTTATTATACGTGACCTTGGCTTTCACTTTGTTTAATGTCTGTGATGAATATCCTCTGTCTTTCATATATCGCCTTGCTTCTAATACCTCTGTAATCTCACCAGGGTTCCGCCAATCGACTTTAGATAGACAGTGGTAATAATCATAGGCTTCATCATATAAAACCTTTTTAGAGGGCCTTCTGAATTTTCGTACCGCCTTTGAAAGTTTAATATCACTGACCTTTTTAGACTTCAGTATCTTTCGATACTTTACAGCAGCTTCAAGGTCATTTAATTGGTGATACTTCCACTCCATTTCAGATACAAATTTTCGTGCATCTCCATTCTTACCACATCCAAAACAATACCATCTACCTTTTTGCAAATCAATCATCATAGATGGATTGACGTCACTATGGAAAGGACATACAATCTTCTGAACAGCTTCATCTACTGTAGGTATCAAACCATAATACCAAAGCACCTTAGCTAGTTCACTATCATTGTTCATATCCCTTTCCTATTTTTCTGTTAATTTGTAGTACTGAGTTTTAATCTTAGCTTTACTACAAGCCTTGACCTCCTCACTGTTAAGCTCTCCCAGTTCTACAAGCTGTTCAAGCTGGCCTTCATTGACCGACTCAGATACATTAACATATTTCAGAAACTTCTTCCATTCAACACCTGACTCTTTTAACAATTTCAGAAGTCCAGGCCAATTGTTTACCTGATAATGTTTCTGTATCACTTTCTTTCTCTGTTCTTTACTAAGGATTTTGTCGAGCTTCTTAATATCGAACTCAACCTTTACCTGTGATATTCTCTGACAGATTAGTTTCTTTACACCCTTGAACATACCTTCAAGGTTTACAGTTACCTTTCCATCTTCATCGGCAACCACATCAAAGTACCTGTCCATCTCCTGGTGGAACTCATACTTATCATCCTCAAAAGACCTTTTGGTTGACTCATAAGTTCTCTTTCTTTCCCAGTAGTACTTAATTCTTTCTTTAGCCCACTGTTCAGCTGTGTACTTCTTCTCTGCCATCTTCGGTTACCTCACTTTCATCTATTATTCCCTTTAACAACTGATATACTCCTTTAGGCCATCTTTTGTTTGTTCTGACCCAAATCACATCATCAAAAGGAACGATAAACGAAGCTCCGTATTTTGTCTCAAGCTTGAACTTACGATTTTTGGTTGACCTCTTAACAATCATAGCCGACTTGATTTTACCATTATCGGTTTTGAAAGCTACCAGTGTACCAACCTTGGCTCCCTCAATATAACTGAGTTTCTTCTCTGCCTTCTGCTCTTCTGTAAGCTCAGGTTTCTTTTCCTTTAACTTCTGAACCTCAGCAACTACTTTGCTCTGTTTCTTCTCGACCTTAACCGGCTGTTCAACCTGTTCAGTTTTCTCGTCAGATACTGAAGCAGCTTCCTGAGTATCTTTTCCATTCTGTACCTCCAAGATACTTTCAATGAGTTCATCCTTGGTCTTTTCTGATTTTCCTTTATAACGAGGAATATTCAGCTCCTTGGCGATACTCATAATCTCCGGCTTTTTCTTCATCAGTAACTCTGCCTGTGTGAACATCTCTGTGTTCTCCTTTCATTTTTGAAATTGTTTAACCATAACTACTTTTCTTAACTAAGAACTGAATACAAATAGTAAATATGTTTATCATCATTTACCATCTATATATATTATACCATACAGAAAATAGTTTGTCAAGAGAAAGTTTTTATAAATTTTCTGATGGATTTTATGGTCCTATTATATAATAATGAAAAATCGTCGTCAAGATGGAGTAACAAAATATTCTAAACCAATCCCGACGACGATATATTATTATAAGAAATCGTTATCCTCTATGCACTTATTGTACGTTCTCTCAACAAGATGGATGGCCATTACTGCTTGTTCGTTTTTGAACTTTGGATGTGTATCACAATACTGTGTATAGAAAGTAATATCATCTAACACATCATTAAAATATTCCTCTGAATGTCGTTGCTTAGAACGTATTTCATCTGAACATCTTAATATCCGTCTACGAGCAGCTTTGGCCTTTTCTTCTTCTTGTTTAGCATCTTGCTCATTATCTCGCTTTTCAAGTTTATCAACCTTTTTCTCAAAGTCATTTAGCTTGTCAAGCATCTCCTTATTTGCTGCTTTACCAAATTGACTAGCCAACCATGTCCAAGGCTTATACCTCTTTGATAAAGTTTGAATTATGGTAGCCAGAACAACAGCTCCACTACCAGACAGGAATACAAAATCCTGTAACTGTAACAAAGGAAGTAAATCCTTGAACATAATTGACTACCTCCGTTCTTATTCTGCTACCTTAGTAGGCTTGTACTCTTCCTCGTCGATAAGGTCCTCAAGTTCCATATCAATAAGGACATCAGCAACCTGCCTCTTGATAGTAGTAGGAATAGCATGGAAAACACGCTTACCCTTGATAATCAGTGTAGCATATACAACTGCCATTTCAATTTCCTCCTTGTTATTATCATTGAATATCCACCGGAAAATAAGATAGATGGTTAACATACAACTGTATACTATTATGATGAATTGAATAAGCCAACTATTCAACGTCATAACCCTGGTCCTCAAGGGCTTTTCTAACCTGCTCTCTTATTCTCTCCGGTACATCATCAATCGTTTTCTTACCCTTCAAAATAAGGTCTACATATACCTGAACCATAATTACCTCCATACTCATAATATCAGCTCAATATCATTTCATATACTTCAGCCAAACCAACCTGCGTATCTGTAATCTGTTTATTGAGCGCATCATTCTGATTTTGAAGCTCTTCAATGTACTCATCCTTATCGTAGCGATAAGTATCACATTTCCACTTCTGTTGAACAACACCAGTCTCTTTATCTTCTACCGATACCTGTTCAATATTTTTATTTACATCAACAGATGTAGGCCAAAAGATAAGAGCATCAGGCTGCTCGTCGTGTATTGTTCCCTGAATTACCTGCATGTTTCTTTAACCTCCGTTTCTCAGCATTCAATTTAATTACTTTGTCGTGATAATAAGTTACGTGGTCCCAAATTATATCCACATACTTTTCTCTTAAACCACCACTATCACAATGTTTTAACCAACCACACATTGAATTGATACCACAATATAAATGGAAGTTGATTATTTGTCCTTTATTCACTTTCTGCTTAATCTTTAAGCTAATCTTTCGTAATGTATTTACGATTGACCGTCTAAGTCTAATATTATTGTGTTTGAATACATAACCGACAAAGTTAATTCCTCTGTCCTCAACATAAAACAAACTCCAATTTTCTTTTACATCTAAATCAAGTTCTTCTTTTAGCCATACCTTGATTTCTTTCAAAAGAACTTGAAGCTCCTCTTTAGTCTCTGCTAAAAACACCATATCATCCATATACCTAAAATAATATTTTATACGATATATCTCTTTGACACGATGGTCAAACTCTGACAAATAAACATTACCAGAATATTGACTAATATAATTACCAATTGGAACTCCTTTATCTCCAGGCATACTATCAATTATTTCATCTAACATATTGATTATACCCTTATCTTTTATCAGATGCCTGTACACCTTTTTAAGTCTCTCTCGATTGATATTTGGATAATACTTTTTAATGTCAATTTTCAAACACCATTGAGTACCTTTTACATCAGACTTCAAAGCGTGTTTAACAGCCTTATATGCTGCATAAGTTCCTCTACCTGGAATAGCACTATATGTATCTCTTGTCAAATGTTTTATCAATGTTGGTTCTATAACCTGAATGATAGCCCATTGATAAATCCTGTCTGGATAATATGGTAACTTAAATATTTCCCTTAACTTTGGTCCCTCTTGTTTTTCAAATCTAATATACTCAGATGTTTTAATAGTACCATTCATTATATCATCTTGTAAATCATACAAATATTTAGCTGGGTTACTATCTACCATCTGAACTTCTTTATAATAACTTTTGCCTTTTCGAGCATTTTGGTGTGCCTTTTGTAGATTTACTATATCATAAACCATTTCAGCAGAACATTCTGAAACCTTAGCTCTCTTAGGCATCTTTCTCTCCTTTCTTAACCAATAGGATGCCAATGTGTGTGAATACTTCGCCGACCATTCGTCTTACTGTATAAACTACATTAGTAGTCAGGAGCGTACTAAGACAGCTTTTCTACAAATATTTGGCCCGTTAGGGTAGGTCTCCGTTCACCTACCCCATCATTTCAACCGAGCCGGGATGCCTCTTCACCTTACACCCAGTACATTGGCTATACTGGTTTTATTCACATAAAAGCTGCGAGCTGATATTCGCATTCGCATTCGAAGCTGAATTATTCAAATTCCAATAGAAGGTGCTGGCTTTAGCCGCATTATTCCAATTGCTGCCAAATTTAGCAACTGATTGAAAAATGATTTTTAATCCAATATCAATCACAATAAAAAGGTCACCCCACATCCTTTATCCAACAGTTACAAACATGTCGTATAGCTTGTTTACAGGCTTCCTAAGCCTACAAACTATGCTATTCGACAAAGCCG